GCCAAGCACGTTAGGATTGAAACCCGGTCGTGGACAGAGTTGGATGCCAACGGGCAGGACTACAACATCGCGTGCCGTGGGCGCATGATGTTCTTTGAGGACACCGACACGGTGGTGATCACGGAGTAAATCATGGCATGGTCAGACGTACTCAAGGCAGTCATTCCCATCGTGGTGGCTGCGCTTGCTTGGCTACTCGGTCAAGTGGCATCCTTCTCTGAGCGTCTGACCAAGATCGAAGGGCAGATGCCCGCGCTCATCACCAAGGAAGGCGTGCCGACTGACAGTCCGATCAGCGCCGAGCGCAGGGCCATTATGAAAGAGCAAATCTACAAGGACATCAATGACCTTCAGGTCAAGGTCAAACTCCTTGAAGAGCGCGAGAAGTTCTTGAAAGGGAACAAGTAGTGTATGGAGCCGATCACTGGCATTCTCGCGGCAGTCTCAGCGGCGAATGCTGCGTTCGGAGCCGTTAAGAAACTTGTCGCCACGGGCCGCGAGATACAGGATGTTGCCGGTCAGATCGGCAAGTGGTACGGCGCCTTCGGGGACTTCAACCGCCTAGCCAACGACAAGGCCAACAAGAAGCCCTCGGTCTTCAAGCGGCTGTTGCACGACGACAGCATCGAGCAGGAAGCCTTGCAGATCACGATGCACAAGCAGGCGCTGATCAAGCAGGAATACGAACTCAAGATTCTGATCGTCGCTCACTACGGTGAGAGCGTTTACAACGAGATGATCATGGAGCGCATCCGACTCAAGAAGGAGCGCGAGAAGAAGGAGCGTGAGCACCGCCTGCGGCAGCAGGAGTTCATGCTCAACGTGAAGTACGGGGCAGGTATTGCCTTCGTGGCAACCGCCCTGATTGGGGTGGGTTACTACTTACTCGACAAGGTACAGCAATGAGTTTCAGGAAGCCGCCGGAAGGCGCAAGCCGTTCAGAGAGGGAGGCCCATGTCAAGGCTCTTGCTGCGGTTTCTATTAGCCTGCTTGCTCTACTCCTTGCTGTTACAAATTACTTTGCCGGAAGGAACTCCTCTGCGGTTCTCAATGGAACCATAGAGTCGAACAACCTGTGGGCGTGGTATCAGGCCAAGAATGTCCGTGCGACCATCTACGAGGTCACCAACAACGAGCAGAAGGCCACCAAGCAACGCGCCGACATGGACGAGATCATGGAGAAGGCCCGTGCTGCTGAAGCCAAGCGCGACGCTGCCAAGGCCAAGTCTTCCTACTATTCCTACTCCGGCATGGCGCTGCAACTGGCCATCGTCCTGTCCTCTGCGGCCATTCTGGCCGTCACCCTGAGCCTGTTCTACGCCTCCATCGGCGTGGGAGCGGTAGGGGTGCTTTTGTTCTTCTTTGCACTGGGGGCTTAAATGCTGTCGCTTCTTTCTACCCTTGGCGGGCTGCTGCTCTCGGGACTGCCTAAGTTGCTTGAGTATTTTCAGAACAAGGCAGACCAAGCCCATGAGTTGCGCCTAGCCCAGGTTCAGACCGAGCGGGAACTGCAACTGGCCGCAGCAGGATTTGCCGCCCAGGCCCGGATGGAGGAGATTCGCACCGAGCAGGTGGCGATGGAGACCGACGCCCGGATGACCGAAGCGGCTCTGGCTCACGACCAGAAGATCATGGATAAGGCTTCCCGGTGGGTGGTGAACTACACCGGCACCGTGCGGCCTACCGTCACCTATATCTTCGTCTTTGAGTTGGTGGCCATCAACGCCTTCATGGCGTGGTATCTGTGGAACCATCCAACGCTCATTCAGAGCATGGACGACATCATTCTGTACTCCGACCTGATCTTCTCCGCTGATGAGATGGCGATCCTCGGGGGCATCATTGGCTACTGGTTCGGTTCTCGCCAGTGGAGTAAGAAGTGAAACTGAGCAAGGCGGGCGAAGACCTCATGCACAAGTATGAGGGGTTTAGGAGTAAACCCTACCTTTGCCCTGCCCACATCTGGACGATTGGCTATGGCCACGTCCTGTACCAAGAGCAGATCAGGCTCCCGGTCATCCGCAAAGAAGGGTATACCGGGATGCTCCGCAACGAGTTCCCCCTGAAGCCGGAGGACAACCGTGTCTGGACTAAGACGGAGATCGACGAACTATTCCACGCTGATGTCGTCGTGTTTGAACGTGGTGTTCTTCGACTTGTTCCCGGTGTACCTGGGCGTCAAGGCTCTTTTGACGCTTTGGTCAGTTTTGCCTTTAATGCAGGGCTAGGTAACCTTCAGCGCAGTCAGATCAGGATGCGTGCCAATCGGGATGACTGGAACGGAGCGGCAGACGCCTTCCGCCAGTGGACGATGGGTGGCGGCAAAGTCCTGCCGGGTCTGGTTAAACGCAGGGAAGCCGAGATTGCCCTTTTCCTGTCTTGACGGGAGAATACCGATATGCCGCTCAAGAAACTCACTCTCAAGCCCGGTGTAAACAAGGAGAACACCCGGTATACGTCCGAGAACGGTTGGTATGAGTGCGACAAGGTGCGCTTCCGCCAAGGCACTCCCGAGAAGATTGGTGGATGGGCTCGCATTTCTGCCAGTACGTTCCTTGGTGTCTGCCGTTCCCTGTGGAACTGGGTAACCTTGGGCAATCTAAATTTGATTGCGCTGGGCACCAATCTTAAGTTTTACATCGCCCGTGGTGGTGTTTACTACGACATCACGCCGATCCGTGCGACGGTCACGATCAACAACAATCCCTTTGCACTGACCGCCTCGACCACGGTCACGGTCACGGACACAGCACATGGCTGCGTCACAGGGGACTTTGTGACCTTCAGCGGCGCCGTTGATATTGGTGGCGTGGGCACCAACGTGACTGCTGCCGTCCTGAACCAAGAGTTTCAGGTCACGGTGACAAGCGTTGACACCTACACCATCACCATCTCGGTCACACCCAACGCCACAGCCATCGCCGGTTCTCCGGGGGGCGGTGCGGCAGTTGTTGCCGCGTATCAGTTAAACACCGGGTCGGCTACGGCCATTCCTCTCACGGGATGGGGAGCCGGTGCGTGGAGCGCGGGGGCGTGGGGTGTTGGCGGGACTTCTAGTACATCCATCCAGTTGTGGAGCCAGAAGAACTGGGGCGAGGACTTGGTGTTTGGACCTCGCGGTGGCGGCATGTACTACTGGGATGCCACGACCGGTGTAAACACCCGTGGGGTTGATCTCTCCACCTTGTCCGGGGCCAACGGTGTGCCGACCAAGCAGAACTTGGTCTTCGTATCAGACATAAACCGATTCGTTTTTGCTTTTGGGTGCAATGAGATTGGATCGTCTGTACTCGACCCCATGCTGATTCGGTGGTCAGACCAAGAGAGTGCGACGGATTGGACCCCGGCAGCAACCAATCAGGCGGGCAGTCTTCGGCTTTCTGACGGCAGCGAGATCATTGCAGCCATCCAAGCCCGTCAGGAAATCGTAGTCTTCACGGACTCTGCTGTTTACTCCTTGCAGTATCTCGGCGCACCAGAGGTTTGGGGCGCTCAGACGCTTGGCAGCAACATATCCATCCTCAGTCCGAATGCCCTGGCCATTGGCTCCGGCGTGATCTACTGGATGGGGGTGGACAAGTTCTACGCTTACGACGGTCGTATTCAGACCTTGCCAAGTGACCTGCGACGCCATGTGTTTGGAGATTTCAATCAGTCTCAAGCGGCTCAGGTCTTTGCCGGAACGAACGAAGGCTTCAATGAAGTCTGGTGGTTCTACTGCTCGGCCAACTCAATGACCATCGACAGGTACGTTGTCTTCAACTACCTGGAGAAGATTTGGTACTACGGCACGATGGCCAGGACGGCATGGCTTGACTCCGGCTTGCAAGACTACCCAATCGCCGCGACGTACCTGGGCAACATCGTGGAGCACGAGAACGGCGTCGATGACAACGCCACCGGGACGCCCACTGCAATCAACGCCTACATCGAATCTGCCGAGTTCGACATTGAAGACGGGCAGAACTTTGGCTTCATCTGGCGCATGCTGCCGGACGTGACGTTTACAGGCTCGACGGCCAACAATCCGCAACTAACCATGTCGCTCATCCCCATGAAGGGAGCAGGCTCAGGGTTTAACAACCCTCAGTCTTTGGGCGGTTCAAGCAGTGCGGCGGTCACGCGCACGGCTACGGTGCCAATTGAGCAGTTCACCAACATCGTTTACATCCGGGTTCGTGGGCGGCAGTTGATTATGAAAGCCGAGTCCAATGATCTCGGCGTGGCGTGGCAATTGGGCTCACCCCGTATCGACGTTCGGATGGATGGCCGCAGATGACACTGCTTGTCGAAAATGTCACCGTACCTGCGCCGCCCAATCTTCCCCTGGCACCCGGGGACTACGACTCTCGGTATCAGGA